CGAAGCGACCACTGGATGGGAGACTCAAGCCTTATGAGCGTCGATGCGTTCAAGCCCGAGATCTGGAGCCAGGAGCTCCGCGCCGCCTACGAGAAGGCGCTCGTCTTCGTGTCCCTGTGCAACCGGGACTACGAGGGCGAGATCGCCAAGGCCGGCGATATCGTCCACATCAACACCATCGGCGACCCGACCGTCGCCGACTACGTGCCGGGGACCACGCAGATCTCGGCCGAGGAGCTCGCGACCAGCGACCAGACGCTACTCATCGACCAGTGCAAGTACTTCGCCTTCAAGGTCGATGACGTCGACAAGCGCCAGGCCGCCGGCGAGATCCTGACCAAGGGCATGCAGCGCTCCGCCTACAAGATGAAGGACGCGGCCGACCAGTACGTCGCCGGGCTCTACGTCGGCGCCCACGCGGGCAACGTCATCCCCACCGTCCACATCGCTGACGGCGACGCCGCCTACGAGCAGCTCATCGACCTGGGCGTGCTCCTCGACGAGGCCAACGTCTCCGAGGAGGGGCGCAACTGCATCGCGCCGCCGTGGTTCTTCGGCCTACTCGTGACCAGCAAGTACGCGACCAACGCCGCCTTCACGGCCGCGAACGCCGCGATCCAGAGCGGCCAGATCGGTCAGATCGCCGGCTTCATGATGCACAAGTCCAACAACGTGAAGATCATCACCGGCGACGACTACGCCGTGATGGCGCTGACCTCGGACGCGATCAGCTTTGCCGACCAGCTGAACGAGACCGAGGCGCAGCGCATGGAGAAGGAGTTCGCGGACATGGTCCGCGGCCTGCACCTCTACGGCGCGAAGGTGGTCGAACCCAAGGCCATGGCCGTGCTCAAGGCGAGCAAGACCGCCGTCGCCTGACCCCCCAACCCAAGCAAGGTAGCGATGAGCCGGGGCGGGGAGCTGGAGCGCTTCCTCGTCCCGGCTCTCTCACGAAGGAGAGAGCCCCCATGGCGAAGGCCACTGAGAAGACCAGCACCCTGACCGTGCGCGGCGAGGGCGGCGCTGTCTGGGAAGCCGACGACACCGGCTCGATCCGCGAGCTGATCGACGCCGGCCGCCTCACGCTCCTGAAGGGCACGAGGCAGGCGACTCGCAAGACGACGGAGCCTGAGGATCCGCCGGCCAGTGACGATGCCGCCGCCGGTGACGCCGGCGACGTCTGCCCGGGGGGCTGACCCGTGCCCTGGTACAAGCTGCCGCGCACGAACGGCCACCGCATCTGGTTCGACCACGAGCGCCCTGACCTCGAGAAGGACGAGGATCCGGGACCGGGTGCGAAGCCGACCGACAAGAAGACCGAACCCAAGGCCGCCAAGCCCGAGTGATGGCCGCTGCCTACGCGACAACCGCCGAACTCGCCGCCTGGCTCGGAACCGACGCGCCGCCGGACTCGGAGCGCCTGCTGTCCCGCGCCTCAGAGCTGCTCGACGCCACGGTCTACGTCGCCTACGCGGTTGATTCCGCGACGGGCCTGCCGGCGGATCCCGACGCTGCCGCCGCCCTCCGCGACGCCGCCTGCGCCCAAGTCGAGTTCTGGATCGAGGTCGGCGAGGTGCACGACCTCGACGGCGGTGCTGGCGGTCAGGTGAGCATCGGGGGCCTCTCGATGCGGCGCCCCGGCAGGCTCTCAGGTCGGGCGCTCGACCTACTTCGCACCGCCGGCCTCATGAGCCCGTGGAGGAGCACGTGATTCCGAGCGCCCTTCTGCGACAGAGCCTCACCATCCGGCCGCGCGCCGGTGAAGGGGCGAACGGCCCCCTTTACGGCGACCCCGTGGCCTACGCCGCCCGCATCGAGCCCAAGCGCCGTCAGGTGCGCGACGCCGCCGGAGGGGTCGTCATCAGCGACGCCGTCGCCTGGCTACGGCCCGGCGCAGCTGTAGCGGTCGGCGACCAAGCGATCGTCTTCAGCCGGACCCTCGCGGTGCTCGCCGTCGCCGAGGTCCAGGGCGTGAGGAGAACCGAGTTCCTCGAGGTGACGATCGGCGAGTCCGGCGGCGCGGGCGGGCCTCGGTGAGGCTGCCAGGACTCATAGTGCGCCGCGACGACCGCGCCGAGGCCAAGGCCGAGGTGCACGCAGCCGCGGGCGAGGCGCTCGAAGACGCCGCCAACGAGCTGCTCCAAGTGGCCAACCAGACGGTGCCCAAGGAAGAGGGCATCCTCGAAGGCTCCGGCGAGGTCAGCGTCGATGCGGCCGCGCTCAAGGCCCAGGTGAGCTACGGCGGCGAGGCCGAGGCCTACGCGGTCAAGCAGCACGAGGACACGACGCTGACTCACGACGGCGGTCGCCGCGCGAAGTGGCTTGAGATGGCGGCCAAGGAGAACGCCGCCCGGCTCGGCTTCACGATCTCGGTCGGCGTCAAGGAGCGGCTCGGATGATCTCGCGCGCGCTCGCCAAGTGGCTCGATGGCCACGCGCTCGTCGCCTACCGCGAAGGCGCTGGCGGCGACTGCTTCCTCGAACACCTGCCCGACGCACCGGATGAAGCCGTGCAGATCCTCTCGACCGGCGGCAATCCGCTGCCAGCCGCCGCGACCCGCGGCTACGACGAGCCCACCGTGCAGCTCATGCTGCGCGGCGCGCCGGGCGACCCCGTGACGCCGCTCGGGCGCGCCTGGTCCGCCTACGCGGCCCTCCAAGGCCTGCGCTACGTGACCCTCGACGAGGGCGGCGCGGACGAGGTGTTCCTCATCGTCTGCACCTCGCCGCAGACGGCGCCCGCGAGCGCCGGCACGGACGAGAAGGGCCGCTACCGCTTCACGCTCAACTTCGCCCTGCACGTCAGGGCCTTGACCGAACACCGCGACTGAACCGGAGGGAAGCAACGCCATGACAGGGACGCCCACCAAGGTCCTCTCGAGGGACTTCAAGATCTCCGTGAACACCGGCAGCGAGGCGGTGCCGGCCTGGACCCAGATCAAGGGGCTTGGCGACGACGGCATCGCCATCAGCCCGTCCTCGTCCGACGTCGACTTCTCGGACGCAAGCGACGGCGGCTGGGAGAAGCCGGTGATCATCCGGCGCGGCTACTCGGTGGCGCTCAAGGGCGACCGCATGGAGGCCACGGACGGCACCCGCGACCCGGGCCAGGCGGCGGTGGAGGCGGTCCAGGACGAGATGGGCCTCCCCGGCCTGCTGCAGTTCAAGATCGCGAGCCCGGCGACCACCCCCGAGACGCTCACCTTCAAGGCCTCGGTCGAGGCGACGCCCTTCGGCGGCTCGGACAAGTCGTCCTGGGAGGCCTCGCTCAAGGTCTTCGGCCAGATCGTGCGGGCGTGACGGCCGTGGCCGGCAAGTACATCGACTTCGACGCCGCCCTCTCCGAGGCCGACGAGCAGCCGGTCGTCGTGCGCTACCTGGGGCGCGACTGGGAGCTGTTCAGCTCGCTGCCGGCCAAGCCGGTGATGAAGTTCCTGCGCCTGCGGGCCGAAGGCCGCGGCGAGGACGAGCTCGAGCAGTCGGAGATGGTCGCCTTCATGACCGAGATGGTGCCCGAGGCCGTGCTCGAGGCGTGGCTCGACGGCGGGCTCACGATCAGCCAGATGGCTCAGCTGCTCAAGGCCATCGTCGGCGCCTACCGCGGCGTGGACGACGAGCCCGAGGACGAGCCGGGGGAAGCGCCCGGCCCCGCGACGGGGCCTGCGCCTTCCTCGAACACTGGACTGCGGTAGAGGCCGACTTTGCCCGCGAGTACCAGATGGACGTCCTCGCCGAAGTGCGGGCCGGCATGAGCTGGCGGCGCTTCAACGCGCTGCTGGCCGGCCTCTCGCCGCACGCCGTCTACCGCCTTGTGCAGCGGCAGGCAGGCCGCGCGCAGCGCATCTCCGGCGCCGACGCTCCCAGCTTCTTCGCCTCGTTCCCCAAGGCCGGTGACTGATGGGGCTGACCGTCGCCGAGCTGGTCGCCACTCTGGGCGCCGATGCCTCCGACTTCGACCAGGGCCTTGACGGCATGCTCGGCAAGTTCGCCCCCATCGGCGGCGCCGCGACTGCTGCCGCTGCGGTCGCCGTCGCGGCGATCGCCGCCATCGGCGTCGCGGTCATCCACTACGGCGGCC